CTCGGCCAGGTAGCGCACGATGAACGCGCGGGTGTCCCACTCGAAATCGGGACCGAGCAGCCGGGCGAAAGCCGCGCCGATCGCCTTCCATATCTCGCCGTTCAGGATCAGGTCCACGGCTTCACGCCACATCGGCACCCGGGCCCAGACCGCATCGAGATCCGGCGGCCGGTCGTCGCGGATCACCCGGCGGTGGAGCTGGACCAGCCAGTCCGACAGCGCGGCCCAGACGGCAGCGCGGATCTCGCGTTCGGTCCGCGCCACCTCGAGCCGCGCGTCCAGCCGCGCGGGCAGCCAGGGATCGCGGCCCCGGCCGTCCCAGACCGGGCCCGTCATGACGGCTCCGGCAGCGAGACACCGCTGTCGTGGCTCTGGTAGAGCCCGGTGATGCCGCAGGTGTGCAGACCGACCCGGCCGCAGGTGACCGGCGTCGGTACCGGCTGAGCGGGTATCCGGCCGTGCGGGATGCCCAGGGTGGACACGTAGTGCGGCCCGTCAACCTCACAGTCCGGTGAATCGACCGGCCGCCCCTCACTGTCCTGGCAGGTCTGGGGCACGCTCATGTCCCGCTCAGGGGAGGAGGGGACCTCAGCCGTGCCCCGGGCAGCCAGTACCCGGTCGCGGGCGTTCAGCGCCTCGACCACCAGCGCGGCGTGCTCGGGACCGTCCATCAGCCCGATCAGCCCGTCGCAGTGGTAGACCGCCTGACCGACCCGGTAGAAGCTCTCTCCCCCGTTGATCATGTGGTCACCCCGATCAGGGCCAGGTAGTTGGACAACGGCCGGATCATCGCCGGGCAGGAACACGACTGGCACGCGAATCGGCGAGCCGTCTCGGTCACGCTGACCTGGGTCACCCCGGGGTCGATCTTCAGGAAGTGGACGTCGGAGGAGTGCCCGCACTCCGGCCGGTCACAATCGGCCTGTACCGGCCAGCTCATGTGATCGCCTCCGTCAGGTACCAGGACAGCACGGCCAGCACAGCGGCGTAGACCGCCAGCAGTGCGAGCAGCACCGGCCGCGACGTCACGTGCTCACCACCAGGTAGGCGACCGATGCCGCGATCCAGGCCAGTCCGACCAGGTGCGCCAGCGAGGCACCGGAGCGCCGCCGGGTGCGGGCATGGCGCGCGATCATCCGAACTCACCTGCCCTGACCCTGCGCAGGAAGTCGCGCCACTCGGCCTCGGTGAACCGCAAGGGGAGCTGCTCGAGGTTCTTGGAGTCGCGGAGCATCACCACGTCGCCCACCCGCATCACCTCGACACAGAGATTGTCGGCACAGGAACTGGACCGTTGCCACTGACTCATGCGCGCACCAGCTCACCGGGGCTCGGGGTCGGACGCGGGATCGGCGGGTCCGGGTCGTGCAGCAGGCCACGGCCCCGGTTGGCGATCGAGAGCGCCGCGTAGAGCAGGTCGTCATGGTGCGGCATGCCCCGGGTCAGCAGCTCGGTCACGTAGCCGGACAGCAGCCGGTGGAGGTCACCCGCGTCGACACCCAGATCAGCGGCCACCGAGCCGATGTGGTTCCACGCCCCCTCGGTCACCTTGGCGGCCCGTTCGGGCGTGATCGGGCCTACCCGGGCGTGCAGCTCATGACGCGGGATGTCCTTCCAGGAACCCCGCCGCTCGGCAGGTGTGGCCAGGCGTCCGCCAGCCAGCTCGAGCGCGCGGAAGACCATCAGCTTGGCCGAGGCGTTGAACACCGCTTCCACGCTGGGGGGACCTACTGTGAAGGTCCCCCCGATGGCACGTATCCGCTGGTCAAGTGCTGCCGTGATCGCAGCAGCCTCGTCCGGCTCCTCGGGATCACCGTCGTTGGGGGGACCCTGTTCGGAGGTCCCCCCGCCCTCACCGTCACTGTTCTGGGCGGCGTCCGGCGGAAGTCCGACCGACTGCACTGCGGGCAGGCCGAGGATCGCCTGGACGGCCGGGTCCAGGATCAGATCCGGCTGGGTCTTCAGCAGCGTCAGCACGATCTGGGCCGCGCGCTCCTGGACGGTCGGCATCTGAGCGACGTCGAATGCACCCGCCTTGACCACCTCGTCATCGCGGATGAGCTGACGGTCATGGAGCTGGAGCGCATCCTCGAGCCGGTTGGGCTTGGCGGCCAGGGTGGACGTGTCGAACGCGAACGCATAGCGCTCTGGGTTGGCCACGCCCATCGAGGTCAGCGCGAGCTGGAGGAAGCCACGGGTCAGCGCGTCCGCGATAAGGCTCAGGTAGCCCTTGATCCAGCGGATGCCCTCCTCGCTGATCAGCCAGGCGGTCCAGTGGTTGGCGTCGCTGATGCCGGTCAGCACTTCGGCCGGGATCTCGGCCTGACTGGCAACCCGGGTGATCGCCTTGTCCTTCATCGGCGTGATCTCGGCCGACAGCTCCGACCAGAAGTTGATCGGGCCCAGCTTGTCCAGATGCTCGATCATGTGGTCCGGCAGGGTGGCCATCAGCGGGACCATGCTGTTCGCGGTGCCCTGGTCAGCCATGCTGGCGGCGGTGGCCCGTTGGATGTACGCCATGAACCCGGCGATGCCCAGCGGGTCCTCGGGCTGACGGGGGAAGTCGATACCCTCGGGCAGGAACATGATGCCCGCCCCGGTCAGACGGCTGTCCAGCTCGGCGAACTCGCGTTTGGTCAGCAGCTCGATCTCGCGCAACGGCACGATCGCCGAGCGGGTGAAGCTGTCCGCCTGGTCGGTGTCGTTGGGATGCGGACGCCAGCAGCGGATCAGGATGTCCTTGCCGTCGACCAGCACCAGCTTGCCGGAGCCGCGCTGCTGAGGCCGCCGGACGGCAACGGCGTCGCCTACCTTGCTGAAGGCCGAGCCGGTCACCACGAACCAGGAGCCCTCGGCGGCCTCGGGGTTGGTGGCCGCGCCCTCGCCCACGATCCAGCACTCACCGCCCACGGCCAGGTCGGTACCGGCCAGCCTCAGGCAGTCGTCGCGCTGGGCACCGGTGCCGAGCGGGACGGCGGACAGCCGCTGGATCGTCTTGTCCTCGACCTCGCCGGTCTCCTCGCCGGTCTCGCTGACCTCGGTGACGTAGAGCCGGGCCTGGGACACACTGTCGCCGATGCGACCGGCCAGCTTGCGCAGCTCACCAACGATGTCGTAGAGACGCCACGCCTCGGTCTGCCACTGGGCGTTGCCGAAGCGCCATGTCTTCCAGGAGCTGCCGTCTCCGAGGTCCACGACAGCAGTAGCAGCCGACAGTGCGGCCGGGATGCGACGGGGCTGGTCATCGGCACGTGCGAGCGCGGGACGCTTCAGGGCCACGGGCTTACCTCCCCAGATCAGAAATCATGCCGGTGACCTGGCTGAAGGCCAGGGCTATGGCAGGTATGAGCATGACCGGCGACTCACCGAAGAACCAGACCAGGGGAGCGGCGATGAGGCTGACCCACATGCCCGCGCACCAGGGGCAGGTGATCAAGGTCGCCAGGTAGGACCCGAGGGTCTTGGGCCGGTCGTCCAGCCAGCCGATCAGGCTGTCGCGCAGATCCTCGGTGATGGCATCGGCCGTGACCAGGCCGGTCACCCGGGCGACCGCCAGCGCGTAGATGAGCAGCAACAGCGGATCGGTCACATGCCTATCCTCTCACGGGGGAGGGACATTCCGTCTGAGCTGCCCGGTTGACACTTCACAGTCAACTCACTTGGGCCCCAATCCAGCCGTGGCCAGTTCCTCCTGAGCCGTTCAACATTGATGAATCGGGCCGTCCGGTGACTCCCACCAAACTCAGCTACCGGCATCGTGCACTTGCCACAACCCATTGACTGGAGCGCATGACCCAGTTGGTACACCGATGGATCGGTCTCCCATCCGGACCTACGGGCCTCGGTCACATACCGCTTATGAAGGTCGCGAACCAGATACTTGCCGGGCTCGAGGTCCCGGAGAGCACGGGCCAGTTCGTCAGTGGTCATGACAGGGGCGCGATCATGTCGATCCGGTCCCGGGATACGTACCGGGCCGGTCGGCCGGGCCAGCCACCCCGGCCAGTCTTTCCGCCGTAGACCTGCCTGATGAAACCGTGATCTGTCAACCACTTGGCAACCTGATCCCGGCCCATCGAGTAACTCCAACCATGGCGTTTCGCGTGGTCCTGGTACTCCTGCCAGATCGAGTCGTTGAACAGGTACGCATGGTCCGGGTGATCGGTCCGGTCCAGCAGTGCGCGGAGGACAGCAGCCATCCGCTGATCCTCCTCGAACACCGGGGAGCGAGTCCCGGGTACAACCCAGCAACTAACCTCACTGACCACCTTCTGTTTGCCGAAGGGGCCGCGACGCTTCCGGACCACCTTCCGCTGCCAGCCGGATCGGCCCAGCTCCCGAGCTAGGCCCTGGATGCTGGCAGGAGTCTCTCCGCGCTGCTCCATCATCTCGACGTAGGCCGCGTGCAAGGTGCGGGACGGCACCACGGCACCCGGCCTGTGCCTGCGTTGAAGCTCGGTCACCTGGTCTCTCGAAACAAGGGTCGGCATAGAGGGATCCTACCACCCTCCAGTCTCCCCTATCCCCCAGGGGCAGGGGAGACTGGATGCCAGCGGGGACACACCTAACCCAGGTTTAGCTGGATATTCTCTCTATGCCGGTACACCGGGGGAGCTAGCCCCCTCCTTTACACATGCGCGTGTGCGCGGGTACAAGGACACGAAAACACTCGGACATGAGAGGTAGGTGTGTCCCCGCTGGCATCCAGTCTCCCCGAATGGTACGGACAAACCAGGGTGAACCATGTATATACCGGGATGTACCATAGGAGTTCTAGGGCGAACCGGACACTAACCCTCAAGTAGAGGTTTAGGGTTGGGCCTGCGTTCCATAAGGACGTTATGTATCCATGGCCTATTACGCAGCGTCGTAGTACCGGCCGAAGCGCCCTCCTCCGGCGGATCTTTACAACGATGAAAAGGCCCACTACTCCGCAATCCGTAGTAGTGGACAACCCGCTTCCACCTGGGAATCAACAGGTGAAGGCCCGTCCGGGGGTCGATCAATCGCGGACGGACGGGCCCTCCCCTCACACATCCTTGGGGTCATCCCCTAAGTCAGGGTCGTAATGCCGCCGGTACTCGGCGTCTAGCTCGGTGCGCCACGAACCCAGGTCCGGCATCGAAGCGGCCACCTCAACCTTCTTCCCGCACCACGGGCACCGGCCCTTGACGTCCGTGAGCCCATGCCCGGTCACCGATCCGGAGCACTCGATCCAGCTCATGACCGTGGCTCCCGTCGCTCCGGGCAGGGTGAGGCCCTGAAGACCTGCTGATCACCCTTCATCCAGGAACACCGCCATCCGACCGCCGCCCCGCACCTGGGGCATTTGCGGGTCAGCGGCCCCTTGGCACCTCCGGTCCAGCCCGATCGCCCTGCCCGTCTGCTCGGCCCCTTCACCTGCCGCCCCTCCCCTTCTGATACCGCCCCGCTCTGCCGGACCGGCCGTTGTGGAAGCCGCCGCACTGGTCGCACCTGTAGGTACTCATCTGGCTGTTGGTTGCCCGGCCACCGGACACCATGGCGGCCCTGGCCTCCAGTGCGAGCTGTCTGGTCTCGTACCGGACCTTGCGTGCGCACTTGCTGAGGTACCCGGCGCTCATCACCGCACCTCTTCCACGTGGTAGCCACTGCACTGCGTGCAGTGCTTAACCGCCCACGCCCCCTCACGCTGCTGGGCCCGGTTCTCGGTCAGTGCCGTCAGTCCGCTGGAGTAGCGGACCTTGCCCTCGCACTGCGTGGCCCGGTCCCCGTGCTTCCAGTCCCAGACCACGGTCTCCTTCACCTCGACCACCACGGGCTTGCGGTCCCGGTGCTCTTTCGCCCAGGCGATGGCCTCCTCCACGCTGCCGAACGACTTGGGCGTCCGGTGTGCGGGTGCTGACTCGTAATAGACCTTGATAGGCATGTCGCGCTGCTCCCCTGTTCGACGAACTGACGGACCCATCATAACAGTTATACCTGTGAGGTTCAAGCCACAAACGGGGGGACCTCGGCCAGGTCCCCCCGTTGACTCTTCAGTGTCAATCCGTGCGCTGAGGCAGCTCAATCACCTCTGTCACACCCTCACCGCGCTGAATCACCTCGGTCGGCGGTGCCAGCCAAGCGGCGTGCCTGGCCGTACCCGCACTGGAGCACTCGGCCGAGCTGTACACCCTCAGCGGCAACCGGGGCGGCCGGTTGTAGACCGACGTCGCCTGGTTCCATGCTGGCTCGAACGGCTCGAACGGCTCGTACGGCCCGAACTGATCGGCCACCGGCTCGTCCACCAGCTCGTCGCGCACTTCCTCCCCGTCATCCTCGGCAGCCATCCGATCCGGCGGGGAGTAGGCCCGGTCCATGATCCGGCTGATGGTGCTGCCGATCATCAGCAGCGAGACCACGATGCCGAGGAAGAACCCCGCGTACTCGCGGCCCGACTCCATCCCGATCCCGATGTACCCCGTGACGATCAGGGCGGACCAGGCAGCCAGGATGCCCACCAGGATCGACGCCCTGGACGGCACCTCGCGTGTACGCTCGTCGTATCGGTCAGTCATCCGATCTTCCTTCCTGTTTGCGGTCCGGCCCATCACCTCGACGGTGATGGGCCGTTCTGTCTCAGATGTGCGTGACGTCGACATGGTGCACGGCATCGGCCAGGGCCCGATCCTTCTTCCATCGGTGCATGACCCAGGCCGGACCACAGTCGGTGCACCGGCCGTACCAGCCCTCGGCCCGGCCGGGCTCGTCCTTCGAGACCTCCTCGATCAGCACGGAGATCGTCGGATCGTCCTCGCGGACCACCAGCAGCTTGGCCATTCGTCCCTCCCCTTGTCGTCCGGTCGCCGGGTTGTACCTTACCGGCATCGCTGCTACGTTGGCAAGAGAGCCGTTGAGAAGACAGCGGCGGGAATGGGGAGGCGATGAGTACCGGAGTAGTGCTCGACCAGGACAGCGCCGCCGAGGTGCTGGACCTCTATCACCTGAGCGACAACCGCACGACGATGGGCGCTCTGATGGACCAGGGTTACGCCCTGATCGCGATCAGCGGCCCGGCCCTCGAGCGGGCAGCCGAGCGGGGGGACCTCTCGTCGCTCCCCCCGGCGGCACCTGAGCAGGCCGCGCGCATCGAACAATGGTGCTCGCCGGGGCGTGTCTCATGAGTGAGCTACGGGCCAGGATCGATCAGGACCGTACCGAGCGCCGGATCTCGATCGAGATCCTCGACGGCCCGATCCTCGAGATCGAGGGATCCGGCCACCACCTGGTCCGCGAGATCGAGGTGGACCTGCTGATCATCAGGGTCATCGACGGCGAGACCGTCTTGATCACCGCCTACGGCGGGATGGTCCGGGCGGACGGCACGATCAGCGACCTCAGGCGCGGGAAGGCCGAGTGGCGAGCATCCGCCGTGACCACCTCCCCGCAGTGGGTCCAGCGGATCTGGCGTGAGGCTCCGGCCGGAGTGACCACGTGGCGCTTCCCGATCGATCAGGCGGCGTAGGTGGCCAGACCAGCCGGTAGCGGCAGACCCAAACCGCCGCGCCACCCGGCCAACCCGCGTCCGGCCAATCCTCGCCCCTGCCCTGGAGGCAATCGCTGATGGTCAAGCAGCCCAAGCGGATCAACTACGGCGACCGTAAGCACTGGGAGGTGGAGCTGGGCCGTTATACCCTGCTCCGCTGGTGCAAGGGGGACGGCCCGCCGTGCAAGAGCCCGGCCGAGCACAAGACCCGTGGTCACCTGGTCCGGGTGGTTGTCTACCGGCGGACCGGATCGGCCCAGTTCGACGAGTATTGACACCTGACAGTGATCACTGTAACGTAGTCCTGACGGCACCGCCCGGTGCCGGGAGTGGGGAGAAGAGATGTCGATAGGCCCAGGTGGACAGCGCGACGGCCACCACGATGCCGTGGGTTTCGCGGTCCTTCAGGTCCAGGAACTCGAGAACATCGTGCTGGCCGCGAAAGAGGTCCAGCAGGAAGTCATGGGCGTCATCATGTCGGCGGTCGGTGAGGCCACCGATCTCGAGAGCGCCAACAACGCCCGTGAGTGGACCGGCGT